CCATGCACTATTAAACGCATTTCTAAACTCTTCACTTTCGGTCCAAGCTTTTTTTAATGATGCAACTAAGAAAACTACTGCTCCAACTACCGCTAAAACAGCACTAGCTGTCGCTGCAATCGTTCCTATACTAGCACCACCTAAAAGACTTGATATTCCGCCCGTAGCACTTGCTGTTCCACCAGAACCAGTTAACAGTCCAAGTAAACCTGTTTTGGCACCACCGCCCGTTAAAATGCTGAATATTGTACCTAATCCTTTAACTGCTTTTATAATCTTCATAATTCCTACAAAGATTACTCCACCAACACCTAAAGCACCAAGTACCGTTCCGCTAGTTATTCTTTCAAACTTAAAGTATGTTTCGTCAGTTTCTTCATTTGTATATCGGGTAAATCCAAGCCATTCCATAATTCTGTCTCGAATTTCTGTAGCTTTACTTTTTACTTTCTCCATCAAATTGTCGTATTCTTTGATGTATTGAAGCAAACGTTTATCTATAGAGCCAAATCCAGCTGCGGCACCTACACCACTACTGTTTTTAGATGGGGTTGTTAAATTATTAATTTGGTCGAATCCTAAAATTTGTCTTTTTAATTCTTTAGTAGCTTTTCCTGCTTTATTTGCACTTTCACCAATTCCATCATATATTTCTTCAAGATCTGCCAATCCGGTATTATAATCTCTAGTTTCTATACCAAATGCTCTTGCAATAGCTTTGGCAATTTCTTTTATAACCATTAATATTGCATTAACATAAGGTAATATTTTTGAAAATAATCCCATAAACAAATCACCAATTGCAACTTTTACTTCGGCAATTTGATTTCTAAATATTTTTAATTGGTTTGCTGGGGATTCAATAGTGTCAGCAAAGTCGCCCATTGCTATTTTGCCTTGATTTAATACAGCTATATAACGTAATATCTCTTTTTCAGCCATTGACATTTGACTAATAGTTCTATCGGTTATACCAATTTGACTTAATATCGGAGTTAAAGACGTTTGTGTAACATCTATACCAAAATTTCTTAATGGTTTTGTTTGCCCTGCATATACACCAGCTCTTAATGCCTCTGCTACAGATTTTTCACTTTTGTTATACAAAGATGCTAAATCGTAAGTCAATTTAGTCATGTTTTCAGACATTATTGACGCATATTCTGCTTTTATACCTGCATTTTCGCCCATTGATTGAAACAAACCTTGATACCTCATTGTTTCGGTTTTATTTGTTCCAAATGCCTCATTTAATCTGTTTTGAAATTTGGTTGCTTCTCTTCCTAAATCAGAAAAGGTTTGTTTACCATTTTTATAAGTATTTTTAAATATTACATTGAAAAGGTTTAATTCTTCTGCTCGATTAATTGAGTTATCTAAAAATCCCAATATTTCACTAGCAAGTTTTTTTACCGATACGACAGAAAAAGCACTTTTCAAGACGGAGCCAAATTTAGATGCTGCACCTGATGCTGTACCAATATTGGTAGAAACTTTGGTAAGTTCTTTAGATAAATCACCTATCGCTTGTATTCCTTTTTCAATAGAGGTTTTTAATTCCAGTTCAAGTGTTTGTTTTTCGTCCATCTACTTTCACCTCTTCCTCTTCCCTTTGTTTAGTACTATCGCCCTTTATTTTTTGCATTTCACCAATTCTTGCTTTTATCTTTTCTTCCAACTCTTTACTCTTTTGTTTTATATCGTCTTGTTGTTGTTCCTCTGTTAAAGAATATGGTTTACTTACATAACCTACTTTTTGTTTACCAAATGAATTAGCTAATGCCACAGACATTGCTTCATAGAAATATGCACCTTGTAACCATGCAGTAAAGTTTATCATTTCTTGTTCATTTCTTTTCTCTTCATAATAAGAAAAACGGTATGCCCAGAACAAGTCAGGGTTTCCTTCCCAAAACTCTTTTATAGACATACCGTATGTTATTGCTAAAGGTAACAAGTCATAAAACCAGTCTGTTAAGTTTTTGTATTGTTTTCCTTCTTCTATTGTTCGATTATCTCTAGTTCCTCTTCTTTCTTCTCTGAGTCGGTATCTGCTAGGGCATTGATAAAAGCTGTGTATTCTTCAACTGCAAAGTTTATTACTTTGTTAACCATTTTATTGCCTTTTTCTTCTGCGTATGAATCCATTAGTTTTAATGCTAATGACGGATTCACATCTTTATGGTTTTTAACAAATAAGCTATTCCATAAATATTCTCTAAAGGTAATTGGTTTCTTTTCAAACTCTTCAAAGCTAAAGCCAGTAGCTTCTAACCATCTTATAGATTCCCTATCAAATTCTAGGGTATAATCTTTTTCATTAATATGTAATTTTAATTTTCTCATCTTTCCCTCGTTTCTATATTATCCTAAGCACTAGGAGTTATTTTTCCAGATACTTCTGTGCTAGTTAAATAAGCACCTGCTACACTTGGAGTTGTATGAAGAGTACATTCCATTGCACCACCAACAGATTCTTCATTAATCCAAGTTTGGCAAACACCAGTATATTCAAATCCTGCTCCATCTGGGAACTTGATTAGAATATTTTTTGCTGTTCCATCACAAACAGCTCTTACAGCTGTTAAAGCAGCCGAACTATAATTGTAAGTAAAGTCCATATCGCCTGTATCTGGTCTGTCTGGTACGTATACTTTTGTTGCATCACTTGATGTCGTAATTTCAACGTTACCACCTGCTTGTCCAGTAGCTGGCATACCTTTTACAGCGACTAATTTAGCATAAGGATATTTTGCATCACTTGTTCCTTTTACTCTGACTTCAATTCCTAAATCTATCATTATTTCACCTCTTCATTATTTCCCTTTAATAAGTACTACCATGGATAGATTACTAAATTTTCATATTTAGTATCTAACGTCCCAGATAATCTAATTTGATTTCTGTGGACTGTTCCGTCAACATTACTTGCGTCATGTTTAACTCTTATCTTAAAATGATAATTTTCTTTTATATATTCAACTATTAATTTAGTTAAGTCATCACATACTGTTTTCTTTGATACCTTTTTATATGTAACAGTAGGTTCTTCCTCTTGTTCCTCTTCTTGTTCCTCTTCTTGTTCTGCTGGAACATCCGGTTCCTCTTGTTCTATCGGAATAATTGGCTCTTCTACTGTTGTATCAACAGCATATATGTCAATGTCTATACTAAATGAATATGTTTCTTCACCATAACTTAAATTATTATATTTATTGGTAACTGGTAATAATCTTATTGGTATTATTGGAAATACTTTACTATCTTGCGGATGTACTTTGACAACCTTAGGAGAATAATTACCATTTTCTTCAATGTATTCTTTTAGATCTGGATAAATTATTGTATCAAATACTTCTTCTACTTCCATTTTTCCTCCTATTTCATGCTACCAATAGTTTTTCTTAATTCAACATTTACGTAGCTTCCTACTTGCTCTTTTATGTCATTAAAAGCATCGTAGAACATGTGTCGACTTGGTAAACCTCTAGTCCATCCATACGAACCATCTTCTTTTGGATATATCCAACCTTTTTCACCATGTTCGTTTACATCATATCTCCAGCTTTTAAACGATTCATTCGGCATTGGATGTGGTGAGCTACTACCAACAATACCAGTACCCATTTCGTTAAATATGATAACCTCATCATCAGTCCATACTCGACCAATTTTCTTCTCTTCATCAAAATCGTAATTAATGCTGGATGTGTGTTGTTGAATACCTTGGTCGTAACAATGAGATTTTACACTTTCAAACATAGCTAAAGTCAAAGTTTTTATTGAATTACTTATACCTTTTTCAAGATTGGCTTTATATTCTTCAATTAGATTTTCCGCTTTTTTTAGACTTTCCTTTGACAACTCCATTGTTATTACTGTTTTCATTGCCTTTTTCCTCTACCAATTTATATCCTATCTTTAGTAAATTGTCTCTGTCCTCTTTGGTAAAAACTACAAGTCCATTTGTAAACTTATACATTTACAACACCTACTTTCCTATAATTTTTTGCATATAGATTATTATTACAGAATTACCATTTCTCGGAGGTAACAACACATAATTTGCATTGTCTCCGTTTTTTCCTTCATCGTCTGGAGTATTATCGTATAAATAAGCAACATCAAACTCTTTAAATACACCTTTGTAAGATATTGGTATAACCATTCTCTGTGTTATACTTGCTTTCTCACCAAATTCTCTTAAATCGCTATCTGATGAAACAGCACGATAATTGAATTTGTATTCTACAGGTGTATCGTAAATTGCTACTTCATTTCCTTCTTCGTCTACGTCAGTACCAGTTTTACTTGCTATATAACAAGTCTTTGCCCACGTATTAGGATTTGCATTTACACTTATCATTTAATAACACCTGCTTTTGGTATAAGTTCATCCAACAAGTTCTTTGATATTAAACCACTTAAATAACTTACAGAAATACCATTTTCACTATATGATTGGACGTTTGCACTATCTTTTCTATTATATAGTTCAGTAGCACACCTAACTAACCAATTATCCATTCTCCATGTTTCCGGCAACATTGCCTTATCGTTAAATGGATATAACACATATAGAGCAATACTTTTAGCATCTTCAAGTTTTGATTCAAATATATCATCTTGTGTGTCATCACTTGAATCATTTAAAATATCAATTCTCATTTTTGTTATTTGCTCTTCTGTTGTCATATTTACCTCCACCTATTTATTTTTTTGCTTTTCAATCTCCATTATACTTACTAGACCTTTATCGTATAGTTCTTTTGCTCTTTTATAGCTTTCATAGAACGTTCTTTGAGCTTCCATGTATTCATCATGTCTTTGTATATCTCTATATGGAACAATTACTCTTAATTTAATATTTTTTTCCATAACTCTTCTACTCCTTCTTGTTTGTAACTGACATCTTTCGGGATCTTCTTAACTATTTTATCAATATCTTTTTTTGTTAATTTCATGTCAAAAGGTAAGATATAACCATTTATTCCTTCTTTTACATCATCCAAAGCATTTGGAAACGGTGTTACCAAGCAAGGAACATGATTTGTCCATGCCTCATACATTGTAAAACAAAAACTTTCAGATTTTGATAATTGAACGACATAATCGTATGCCCTCATTATTCTTTGAGCTTCTTTTATTGAACCGTGAAGTCTTATATTCCCGTATGGTATTTCGTTTAATGGATTAGTTCCAAATACGTCCCATACATAAGAGATATTATATTTATCAAACAAATCACATAACTTAATCATTAAGTCATATCCTTTTTCTTCGGATAATCTTGTAAAAGAAACGAGTTTTAATTGTGGTTTTTCTTCATCAATTAAATTTGGAATAATTATGCTATCTCGATTAAATTTCTTTAAAAAGGATTCCCTTGCACATTTACTAACTGCTATGTACTTCGTATTAGGGTCGTATTCAACATAGCTGCCTTCCCAATAATCTTCCATAGTAGTCCAATCAGAATGTATCATTTGATATATTTCTTTATACTTGATTTGCGACATGTATTCTCTGTCTACAAGTACACTGGTTATTATGCAAATATCACATTCCAAAGGAGAAGTAAGTTCAATAATAACTTTCGCATATTTACTTAACATTACTGCATTATCGAAACTAATATCACGAGTTACTAATGTAATATCGTAATCTTCACCAAACCTTTTACAAAAGTTTAGTAGAAACGTTTCAATTCCACCTATTTCATTGTAATAATGTTGTAATAATACTATTTTTTTCTTTTCCATACACTTCTCCCTTTAGAAAGTTTATTTTTTTATTAAGCACTAACAGTTTTTACTGCTAATCCTGCTGGTTTAGTAAATGATGTTGATAAACCAGTAATTTTTCCATGGAACCATTCTGGTCCGTGGTCTAAGCCAATTTGACCGAAGATTTGGTAAGTAGTTCCAGCACCTGCTTTAGCAAGTTCTTCACGGAAGAAATTACCTTTTCCTGGAACTGGTTGTTCAACTGGTCCACAAACTGCTGGATTGTAAACTAATGCTGTTCCGCTAGGTAAGAACTCACCTAAACCAACTTTAACAACAGCACCAATAGGTAATAGTAAATCTCTTACACTAATACCATAAGTACTCATGTAGCTGTCGCCAACTTTCATTCCTAATTCAACTGCATTTCCATGTAATTGAAGTAAGTTTACACTATTAACTAATAGAATTAAGTTAGAGATGTCGCCACCTGCTTCTTTAATCTTAGTTACTAATTCATTAACAAACCATAAATCTAAAGCTGCTCCACCAGCTGCTACTGTATTAGTAGAAATAGCTGCTAAGATACCACGAGTTTTATTAACTTGGTTATCTGCTGCTGCTTTATTATAAGTTCCTTGAATAAATGCTTTTTCAATACTTCTTTTAATTTTATCCATTTTTTGGCTAGTTTGGAAATCTAACTCATCAGTTGGATTTGGAACTTGTCCAGCGATATTAACACCACTTAATGTATTCATGTTACTTTGCTTAGCATAACTAATTCCAATACTTTCATGGAATATTTGAGTTACGTTAGATAATTGAGTTCTAGTAACATAAGTTGCATTTGGAGCTGTTAATGATGCTGTTTCACTAATTTCTGGGATTGCACCCTCTTCGCTTGTGTAATATTGTCCACAAACAAATTCTACACTATTCGTATATTTTACTCTTCCTGATATTGAGTTTAGGAATGGAGTATTTGTATTTGCCTTGTTATATAACAAGCCACTATAATTTGGTACTAAAAATGATTGTACAGTACCTGTTGCCATTTAAATCACCTCTTCTATTATTTTTCCCTTTGTAAAAGTGCTTCTAAATATTCGGTTTATTGCTTTCATTAAACATTTCAGTAATTAGTTGTGTTTGTAACAAAGTATCTTTGTTATTAACAGCATCTGCATACTCTTTTTCAAGCAATTCTTTTCTCGTTAATGAAGAAGAACTTTCAGATCCACCAATTGGCTTTGGAGTATCATTTAACAACTTAGATGTTGTCTCTTTTACTGTTATATCTTTTGTTTTATTTAATAAAGATATAAAGCTGTTTGCTAATTTAATTGATTTGTCATAATCTTCGCTAACTATAGTAGATAAAGTTTCTTTTAATTCGGTATCGTTATCTTTAATTTCAATGCCATTTTGTAGAAGTAACTTTTGTACTGCTAAATCGCTTTTTTCAATCGCATTAGCACGTTTTTGGTTTTCAAATTCTACCCTTTCTGCCTCTCGTTTTTCATCATCAGTCATTTTTGACTGTTTGAAATCGTTATATTCCGTTTGTAATTTTGAATATTCCGTTTCTGTGTTTTTCAAACGTGTATTAAGGTCGTTATACTTATCTTTAGGAATAACCAATTTTGCTAATTCCTTTTTGATAGCATCTACCCTTTCTTCGTTTGTAGTGTATTCTTCGTTTGTCAATACACTTTCAATAGCTTCTTCCATTTTTTCCTCCCACTCTTTATGTTTTTATAGTTGTAACATCTCAACTGTTAGAGTGTCGTAGATTTATGCTTTCTACGATAAGCAAATTAGTGCTTAATAGCACTGCACTAATGATATATTGAGTTCGTCTTCTAAGAGATATATCATTAGTACACTACCATTAAGATAGTGTGTGGTTGATATGTAAAGGTTTGGTACTTTATAAGCACCATAGAATAGATATATTGAGCCCAAAGGTTTCCTCTTTTAATACTGACTAACTCATTGGCTAAAATCCAGTCTTATATCTACTCTATGCTACCTATAAAGGTAGGTAACATTTATTCTTGTTCAGAATAATCTTTATTTGCATTTTTATTATCGTTAAGCTGCTTATTTGCTTCACCAAAGAATAATTGAATCCATTTATCAACTCCACCATAAAATTCCATAGATTTGTTGTAAACTTCATTCGTATCGCTATATAGCCCACTTGATGCCATAGCAACATCTGGAGCAATACCACTTTTAATTTGGTTCATCATACCTTGAGACTTAACTAAGAAGTTATCACTCTTATTTCTAGTAAACTTCTGTTCAACTTGTTTAACAGTTAATGTATTTATTTCACTTCTTGGAGTTAATTTACAAATTCTTAGAATTAATTCAAGTTCTGGATTTGCACAACGTTTAAATTGCATTTCATCTTGTTTTGCTCTTTCATCTGCCATCGTCCATCCTTCACCAATCATTCTAGCTTGTCCAGTATCTCCACCTGTACTTTTTTCATTGTTTTTAGGAATACCAATAATTGTTAAAGCATTATTTAATAATCTATCATGTAGTGTCTTTGTATTTAGATGGTCGATATTATTTGACAATAACTTAATATCTGCTGGTCTTGACGGATCGCTTGTAGCAATCTTTACAGCACCTAAATCAAGTAAATCTTTAAAATCTTCGGGGTCAATATCTTGATTGACAAATACCAACAGACTTTGAACATATTGTTCTAGTCCATCCATTTCATTCGATGTGATTCTATTGATTTGATTGAATATATCCATTACTATTTCAATAATACCTAATCTTGATTTATTCAAATTGTATTCTAGTATTGGAATACGTCCTAATATATGAGGTTTTACAAAAGTAACTTCAAATGTACTCGCCAAATTCTCTTTATTTATCTTATAGTAACCAGTTTTTGTATATATACTACCTCTTAACATATTATCTTTAACTCCGATAGTATAAGTACATGCAAACAACTTTTTATGTGGTAAAAAACTTGAATAAACAACAAAAGTCATTTTACTATCTAGGTTTTCTATATTAAATGGACTTTCATTATCATTACTAGGTAAAACAATTCGGTGTCCTATACCAGAAATATACATACTTTCTGCTAACTCCATATCCTTAGGATATTTTTCTATTTCTAACATATAAGAATTTAATACAGACACTTCATCATTCGCAATTTCGCCACGTTGAACATATTGAATAGGTTCACCAAATACATAACTCTTTTTAAATTCAGTAACAAAGTAAGCATTGTTTTCTACTACTGTATTATTTATTGTTGGTCTAACCTCTTTCTTTTTACCAATGATTGGTTGATAACCTTTATAATACTTTTCCAAATAATCTATTTGAGCAACGTTATCTAAATGAATCGGAAAGACATCAGTTAATATCTTTGCTATTGTTTCTTCATTCATATCCTCTTCGTTATAGTCAGCATAGATTACTTTTCTTCCAAATAACCTTATTTCATCAGGGGCTATTTGCTTCCAATTACTTTTGCTCTCATTCATTTTTTATCACCATCATTCTTCCTCCCCTATCAATAAAAAATAAGGGAACATAACAATTTACGGTTATGCTCCCGTGTAGCACTAAGTAATCAATAAAGGGAAAGTTAAATTGATTACTCGCCATTGATTTATCATTTTTATAAAAAATGATAAACTCCACGGGTTCGATATATAAACAAATATTTATATTAAAATAATCTTTTTACAGCTATAGGTTTGTTAAATGATAATTTTTCAATAATTAATTCACTAGCAAACATACAGATTGAATCCGGAGCATCATCATGGTAATTTGGTTTATCAAAAGAATATTTTGTTAAGTTTTCCATAAACCTACCATAATCGCTATTTTGTTTCATTTTTGATTTATCTTTAAATATAATATATTTTTGTACAATACCTCTGTTATTCTTTATACGTTCTTCTTTTTTAACAACGTTATATTTTTCGATTATTTCGCACCAATCAACACCTCTTGTCTTTAATCTTTCGGTTAATAAAGTCTTTAAAGAAGTGTCGATGTTATTTTCTATTACTAACTTAATTATCTTATGCGTAATAATTTTACCAATAATATCATCATATAAGTCTTCCATTGGTTTTTGAGCAAAGATACAGTCAATAAAATAGTAATTACCTTGCCCGTCCGGTTTTAAAATTGGCATTGACACGTTATCTTTGCCTTTTCTTGCTGTATCGAGTGAAGCCATACAATATTTCTCAATTTGTTCTGGCAGACTAATATATGTTTTAAGGTTTTCCCAATCAAACTCTCTACCAGTAATTGGTATAGGATTTTGTTGATACACACAACTAAACAAAAACGGGTCGGTATTATCACGTAATTGTTCAGCAACTTCTTGCGGATAAACCTCACTACATGTTGTTTTTCCTTCACTATCTAATAAAGGAATCCTAATAACAATTGTATCTTTGCTTCGCATTACATACGGATTGTCTGTTGGTTGAAGTAATTCCACTTTGTTTCTATCTTCAATTATTTTATTTAATATATCTTCACTATTCCATTGAGTACCAACGAAAACAAATTTACATCTTTCACCATCACGTCTATTCCACCATTCAGTATTCCATTTATCATAAATACCACGATGGATGCTATCAGAGTTAGCTTCCTCTGCACCTTTAGTCATATCATCCAAAATAATTGCAAAGTTAGCTCTTTCACCAGTTGTAGCACCACTTCTTGTTCTCGAAATTAAATTTGACTTAGGAACCTTTGCATTTTTAATTTTCCAATCGGATTCTCGTTCAACTTCAAATGGTTTAGTATTATATATTTTATAAAAAGGAAACACTTCACTAAAAGAAGGACTTGAAATAATATTTTTTACTGTTCTTGAAAAACCTAATACCAGTTCATCGGAATACGATAATCTAATAATAGAATTATCAATACTCAAACCAAACGCAAAGCAGCACCACAAAGTAGCTAGATACGATTTACCATAAGAAGGTGGTAAACTAACCACTACGTAATGAAGATTCGGATTAAAAGCTAATTCATTTAAAGCATTTACATAAGGAAGTAAAACACTTCTTCTATTTGCAAGTACTTTCTTCGGCTGATCCCATTCGATATAATCAACAAAACATTCAAAATCTCTTCTGCCACAAAAACAATAAGCTCTTTTATAGAAATCAAAAAAGGAAGCCATCAATTCAAGACTTCCTTTACTAACTAAATTGTATAATACAGGGATAAGTCTTCTTTTGGCTGTTTTAACAGTTTCAACATCATCTTTTTCGTACATCATCTCTAATACATTCAAAGCACTTTCACACCATTCCAACTTATTTTGCTGCGAAATTTTACTAGAACGTAATACATCAATAATTCCGTCAAAAGTCTCTTCTAAGGTTTTCTCTTTCTTTTTTAAAACTATCTTATCCCCAACTTTAATCATTATTACTCCTCAGGAAAGTTAATTACAATAGGTTTATCATTAACAAATCCATCTAAAATAATCTTATCCAATTCCTTTTTAACTTCCATTGCTCTTTTTTCAGTTTTATATTCAGCAACTACTACTCTCGTATCAGTAATAATAACGTTTTGTAGTTCTTTATCTAAAAAGTAATCATTTTTAACATTAAATATATCGCAAAACTTATCAATTAGTTTTGTCTTAGGCATTTCATCATTTCTTAATACTCTACCTATACTATCCTTAAAATTTGGACCGACAAGTCTAATTAATTCGTCAACTTCCATTTTCTTTTTATCCATTAATTCTTTTAATTTATCGCCGGCAATATTCTTAGGTTGTCTAATACCTATAGAAATACCATCAACAAACCAACTATCATTACCACTTTGACTAAAAATCAACATTTTTCCCATAATTACCTCAACTTTCTTAATTCCATTATTGTATTACTTAGTTCTTTCTTGCTCTCTTTAGTAATTGGCGGAGCTACCATATTTATTAAAGTACCTTCTTTAAGATTCAAAGCGACTTCCCATTTAGCAAGTACTTTTGGTCTTAGAGGAAAATATCCATTTAAATAATTAGTAATATTTGTAGGGGTTGTTTTCTTCTCCCCCAATCTTCTTTCAACGTCATTAATAATACTTGCAAACTCAGCTCTACTAAGATGCTTTTTCTTTAGAATCAAATCAACATATTCACTAACATCCATCATAATCAATCAACCTAATAGTTCTTTGCTTACCGTTCTTAGTAGAAAGATACCCTTTATCTTGCAACTTCATAACAATTTGGAATACAGAAGTCGGGTCAAGACCTAACTCCTCACCTAATTCCCGATAAGTTGGACTATAACCATTTTCCCTAATAAATACATCAATACATTCTAAAACCATCTTTTGTTTAATTGTCGTTGGTTCTCTCATCATTAATACCTAATACCCAACATAAAGTAGATATTTCATCCCTTTGCTTAACTTTATTATTAATTAAATATTCTAATCTCTTTTTCAGATCCTCTTCGCTTACTTTTCTACCATTAGTAGATAACCAATAATTATATAAAAACTTATAGTTTCGACCCATTTCATATAAACAAGCCAAATCAGGGCTTACATTACGCATTGTTCTTTAATCAACTCCTTATAAATTGAACCATCAAATCTAGCGATTAATTCTTTAGACAATCTTTTACCTCTTTGAGCAACATAAGGATTTACATAAAACCCTAATGCCCCGTCTACTTCTTCGCTACGAATAACATCTTCTTTAATAAGACCGTATATTTGTCTTTTAACAGTACTTAACGACTTTCCGCATAACTTAGGTATAGAATCAAATCTAACTATTCTACCATTGCTATAAGTAAGTAGTCCATCACCATAACTAATATAATGGACAAGATAAGCGAACACAGGGTACTTATCAACTATATCACCAAACACTAAAGAATTAACTTTAACAAATTGCATCTTTACTGTATCGGTAGAATGAAAGTTTTGGATAGAGCTTCGTCTAATTATCAAATCACCTTGATTTAATACTCTAACCTTAGCACCATCATTAAATTCTTGTAAAACTTCACCATCTTCATTACATAAATATACTTTTTTATCTAAATTAGTGTCATTTTTGAACCTTGCCTTATTCACTCGCTTTCACCATTTCTTTAATCTATATATAGCTATTAATCGGTATTTAATTATTCCTATAAGTGTCATTTTTGGTCCTTTACGTAAACCAATTTTCTCGTTATTATTTATAGCTAATCCTCGATTTTACTTAACTTTTATCCCTCTATAAAAATCTAACTATCCTTTTCCCCTTATATTTTTGTATTTTTTACCCTTCTCTTTTTTATATTACTATACCTTTTGTAACATTTTTTCTCATGTTTATAAATAATCTGTTTGCCAAAACCCCCTTTTGTATTTTGGCTATATTTATTAAGTCCCTTTTTGTTTTTTTGCTATATTTTTAGGGGTAAGAAGTACTCCCGTATAAGCTGCTAAAAAGGGAACGGGTACAAAAACGACCGATTTTATACCATCAAAAACGTTATATAATAACAAGAAAACAATATTATATTAATATATAACAATAACAATAAATAAAAACATTAATATATTAATAAAAAATAAAATAAAAGCTTTTTATCATAGAGGGATAAAAACTTTTGTTATCACTCCATCACTCTAAAAAAAGAATATAATCTAATAAAAGGGATTAAAAAAAGGATGTAAAAAGCAATAAAAACAAGCTATAAAAGACAATAAATAAGGTACAAAAAAAAGATATATTATAATAATAATATACCATGTAAAGAGCTTATAAAATAAAGAAAAAAATGTTATAAAATTAATAAAAAACTATTGACATTATACCATAATTATTATATAATATAATTGTAAATAAGAAGAGATTAAAAAAGTAAAAAAAAATCTATCATGATATAACCGCTTAAAATCAATATCATGATAGAACTAAAAACCATGTAAAACAACCGCTTTTTTGATTGCTTTACGTTTACAATTATATCATTAATTTAATAATTGTCAATAGTAAAAAATAATTGATTGACAATAAGAGGAGGTAAAAAAATTATGATAGAATTAAAAACCATTTATGATTCAAGACAGAGCTTTTACAAAAAAGCAATGATTGATTGGAAAGGAAATATAATAAAGCTATATAGTTATGATACATTAGTTTTAATAATTGATGTAAATAAAAACAAGTATTATTTAAATGATGGTAGACTTTGGAGCAACACGACAACACGACATATAAAAGAAACTTTACATCAATATCTTGGCTTAAATTATACCAGTAAAGAAATTATAAAAAATGATGGCGGCAATTATGAAGAGTAAAAAAAGATTGACTAAACAATCATTAATTATTATTTATTTATTACTTGTATTATTTAATTATTTTATACAATTTAAAAATAATAATATATATATTGATTCTTTATGTTGGATAAACTTATTCTTTACTAATAATATTTTAATTAATTTATTGAATGACTGGAGATTTTAAAAAATGGATTATAACTTTATAAAAAATATAATTGATAATGGCGGCGAAACGTTAACCGCCAAACTTGAAAAAGCAACTTTCAAAACTGGCTTTTATGTTAGTCTTTACGGATTCGAAAAAGCTATTGATAAAAATAATTTAAATGATATTATAAAAACTATAAAAGAATATCAAGAAAAAATTAAAAAATATAAAAATAATAATTATTTTATTGGCTTATGGATATATAAAGATAATTGTTATATAGATATTACAAAACATATAGAAAGCAAAAAACAGGCGGCAAGATTCGGACGCAATAACAAACAACTTAGTTATTATGATATTAAAAACAATAAAACAATATATCTAAATAACTATTACATATTATATAGATATAGTAAAGCTTTTAATGACTATCGTTACATTAAAGAGTTTACAAGTGTAAAAGATATTTTAAAAGATATAAAACTAAAGAATAAAAACTCAATCTATCATTATATATATAATAGCATCGAAGACGTAACACAACTTTTAAATGATAGATATATAATCATTTTAGACCACGACAACGGCGACTATTAAAAATAGTCGCTTTTTTTATTGTCTTTTTTTCTGTTGATTTCTTGCGGATCTATTCAAGTGATATATAAAAAAAAGATGTAAAAAAGCTATATAAAAAGCTATAAAAAAAGATGTAAAAATTGCACTTTTTCACCGCTAAAAAAAAGCTATATTATAATTATTATGTTAATTAAAAAGATGTAAAAAAAGAACGTTAAAAAAGCAACAAAAAGCGGCTTTTTCTACTTGTTTTTATTAATTAATATGTTTATATATTTTTAATAAAAAAAGACGTTAAAAAGCGATTTTATAGCGATTTTTAATTAATAAAATATAGATAGATTCTATATTTAAAAAATCTTTTTTTGATTAATTATCTTCTTTAATTAATGATATAATTGAAAATCTTCTTCCGTACGTGCGGACATGTTGTTATATACTTGCGGTAATTATAACGATATATCCGCCGATACGGGAAAAGATACAAAAAAAATTGAAAAGTTTTGCACTTTTTCACCGCTAGTTAAAAGCGATTATATAATGGAGATGTAATAAAGAAAAGGAGATTGTTACATTATGAATAGATATGAAATACTAGATACAATAAAATCACTTGCAAGTAGTCAAGGTTTTTATGGACGATTATTAAGAGATTTAATGGAGTTAAAGGATAACGACTCAGATGCTTACAATGAATTAATGGAAAACTGGGAAAATCAAAACTTTGGTAGTCCAGTAGACTTTGTTATTTATTTAGAGGGGTAATTTTTTCACCATCACAAAGAGGGTTGGTGGGTATATTTTGGAGGTATTATGATAAAAGTTAACAACAAAATGTTAGATACATTTTTACAGATTATGGACGATTACGGGGAGTTTGTTTTCGGTACAAAAGCTCAAATAAAAAGACAATTAGAAATGTGTTTGAATAGTCAAGGTTATTGGAGCGGTTGTGCTATTAGAGTATTTTATAATGATAAAACAAAGGATTTTACTATAGAAAGTAGATTTTAAGGAGGTATTTATGATGTATTTAGAACTAAAAAAAGCTATTATTGACTGGCTTATAGAAAATGAATCTACTTGGCAACGTGTTATTCAATGCCATGAAGAGTTTAAACAATATATATACAATAATGAAGGCAATTATATTATTGGTGGTGAGGTTGTTAGCGACTTTATTACTAAAGCGGATAGATTATTATATAGTGATAGACATGAAATAAAAGGATGTTAGGAGGTATTTATGTTGAATCAATTAGTATGTGTAGGAAGAATTACAAAAATGGAAGGAAATAACGATAGTTGTTATTTAACAATCGCTATCCCTCGTCCATTCAAAAATGAAGAAGGGATTTACGATACAGATTTTATTACTTGCGAATTAAAAAATCAGATAGCAAAAACTACATTAGAATATTGCAAAAAAGGTGATATTGTAGGTGTTAAAGGTAGACTAGAATCTGAAAAAGAAGATAGTACAAAAATGATTGTAGTTTGCGAAAAATTGACTTTCTTATCTTCAAAAAAAGAAGATTCAGAAGAATAGACGGGGGATATTTTCCCCCTCCACCTTCTTGGTGGGGTGTGGGTATTATAAGGAGGTATTTATGGACGATTTTACAATAAATATTACTAAAAGACAAAAATTATATGAGGTAAATAATTGCATGTGCCATAATTTTTACTATTTAATTTATGGTAGAATTATCAATCAAGAAAAAACGAAATATAAAAAGTTTAGATTCGTTTTGTGGTTTGATGTGTTCGATTTACAAGAATATTATAGCGATTGCGAAAACATAACAGAAGACATGAAAAAAGACTATATTGAAGAATTAATATATGGATATACTCAATATATAAAGAGCTACAATGATGTAAAAGATTTTTACAATATGTGCAAACAATCTATAGAAGACTGGAATAAATTGTGTAAATAAGGAGATATTATGAACGATTTAAAAAAAGAATTAATTGATAAATTAGAAGAATATAATATTGACAATTATTATAAAGATTTAGACGAAATATATAACGATTTATACAATCTTGTTATTGACTATATGAACGAATCACAAGATTGGAGCTTAGAATATCTTTTTGAGGATTTTATTGACTACTCTTTTGCCGAAGAAAGAGCTAAATATGAGCTTGAAAATGGCGGATTAATAAGACTATATTACTTTTTAGGTGATGCAAACTTAAATAACTCGTTATTTAGAATAGACGGGTATGGTAACTTAGAAGACATCAACAGAGACGATTTAAAAACATTAAAAGAAGAGATTCTGGACGAATTAAAGGAGAATTAAAATGTATAAAAAGATTTATGAATATTTAATTGATATAGAAGAAAAAGAAAGAGAATCATATCACGAAAATATTAGAAACTTTATCGAAGATTATGAAAGTGGATTCGAAGACTATAAAGAAATAGGAAAAAGATTAACAAGTTTATTAGAAGAAAATAAAAAGTTTGAGGAATTAGAAGACATGGAAAACTTTTTATGGAAAAAAGTATACGAAAAATAGGAGTGAAATAAAATGATTAATTTAGACCATTTAAAATATGTTTATGGTGCGATTGATAAAGACGATTTAGAAACACAAAATATTAAAACTTTTGACGATTTTAAAGATTATATTGTTGAAAGTATTATATCTAATTTAGAATACGATTTTAATATTGATGCTTTGGATTATATAGATATAAATAACTTTTATATGAAGGGTGATAGATAATGAATAAAAATGATTTTGAAATACCAACATTTGATTATAAGACATTTAAAAAAGATTTACAAAGTGGGGATATAAATGGCTTGGAATATTTAGAAAAAACAATGATAAGAGAGCTAAAAGATAAATGTAACGATAATTATACAGGATGGAAATATCAAGATTATATTGTTAATTTATTTTATGCGACAATAGATCTGAATCGTTGTGTAGACATTTACGAAACAAGTAAAGTTAAAAATAATTTTAATTATGATTTATATACAGAAACAAGAGACTTGTTATTTGAAGAAATAGGATTCAATTTAGACGATTTATGGGATATGGAGTGATGGGATATGGCTACTTTAACTATAACAAAAATTAAATATCCAAAAAATGATTCTATTGAATACGAATACGAAAATATTGATAATTTACTTATGGAATTAAAGCAATGGATTATTGATAAAAAAATAACTAAAAACGATATTATAAGGATTGAGATGTGATTGATATGAAAATAGATTTAGAAAATTATACGATTGTAGAATTAAGAGATAGTTATAACGATTATACACTAGGTACTATATTACTAAATAAAAAACACACTATAAAAGACTTTCAAGATGCAATTTATAAAGCTAAAGAAAAAAATCATGAAAAAATAATGATGTACGGGAATGACTGGGAATATATTAGTGAAGATTTAAAAGACTTTGATTATATAGATATGGATGCTACAGATTATGTAGAATATTAAGGAGGTGTAGTCGTGGAAAACGATATATATAAACTATTAAGAAGAAAGTTTAACGAAGAGTTTAATGTAAACCATATATGTTTAGATTTAATGGGTATAATTGACGAAATGGATATGAGCTATGGAGTTTTAGACAATTATATAGCGAATAAGTTTAACGATAGTTTTATGTATGGAGAATTATACGACTTATTTAAAGATTATTTAAGTAAAGATAAATTAAAGATGCTATTAGAATATTTAGGACATGATTTTGTTGATTTGGACGAATTAGACAAGGAAGAAAAAGAAAAATATTTTATGTAGAATATTAAGGAGGGGTAACGTGGTATACAAAGATTGGAATATTGAGGAAATGACGGGATATAAACCGAAAACAACATTTTATATGGACTTTTCTATTGCCGATAGATTCGGTAAAAATGCAATTATTGATACATTTAAAAGAGCTTTTAATGAATGGAAAGACGACATGGAGTATTTTACAGAATTATCTATGGTGTTAAATTGGAAATCATGGGAACATGAAAACAATACGGAGCTATGCAAGTTATATGTAGAATTATACGAAAAAACTATTGACTATGTAGACAATAATTGGAATGAAGAAAAACAACATTATTATTATGTTACAACAGATTAAAAAGGAGATTGAAATTATGATAGAATTAAAAACCTTAAAAAAGATTGACGATTATAATACTTTTACTCAATTATACAGAACAATCCATACATATTATTATTTTGGCAATAAACCTATTACAGAAGAAAAAAGACAAGAATTAAAAGAAAAAGACGATAAAAAGAACTTTAGACGTTATGCAATGTATATGCTAGAGGACGGGTACTATTTTATGTTTGATACAATGCCATCTATTGAAAGTACTTTGTATTATCCGGACGACTTTGCGGATCCCGGGACATCACTTGAATATTTTCTTAGCTATAATTTAAAGTACTTTAATTATGATTTATCTACATGGGAAAGAGAAAAACACGACTTAGCTACTACGGGGTGTTGTTGTGGTATTATTGAACTCCATCCATTTATAAACTTAAGCTATAATGATGGCAAGGAGGTATACTATAGATTCTTTACTAGAGGTGGAGAATCCGCAAGAGATAATTATACTATTAGAGACTTAACAGAAGACGAAATAAGCGATATTTTAGCTATTACAAAGGATTTAAAAGAACAATATAGAGACAGATTAATAAAATACTATAACAAGTATAAAAATAAAATCCATACATTTGGATATTGGAGGGATAGATAATGGATAAATTAGAAATTATTAAAAGATTAAAAGAATATAATAAAGATGTAAAACACTTATATATTGACGAATTAATTAACGAATTATACACAGATGTTCAGAAAGAAACTTATATCAAAGGTACGGGGGATAGAGGCAAGTTAAATGCTATTAAAAGAGTTATTAGCAATAAAAAGAATGATTATCGCCCCACTCTTCAAACATTTTCTTTACTAGATAATCATGTTGTTTTTACAGATAGTTATCAAGCATATTATTTAAATGATTCATATCTACCAAACTTTAAAATTGCTTATAACGATTCGAATAAAGAAGATGTAAAAAGAGTTGCCGAACAAAATGATATAGAAATCTTCGATTGTGGTGTATATCCAACTATAGACTGGATATTCAACAGATGTAAAGATACATCACTTGATTATAAATATATCAACATTAACACTAAAGATTTATTGTTAGAAATTAAAACCGCTCCAGAAGATTTAATAACTTTTAATGATGGAGACGACAATAAAATAACAATATCTACAAAGCTATTAAAAAATGCTATTGATATATTAAAATTAAAGGGCGATATTACAATAAAATATACTAGCGAAATTGAACCATCATATATTGAAAACAATGGTGAAATAGCTTGCTTATTACCGGTTAAAACTTATTAATTACTACTTATATTTATTCTAAAAGCAATAGACCTCCCCTCCTCGTGGTATAAGGGGGGGATGGTCTTTATTCAAAAAATATGATATAATATAGGTGGAAACACGAAAAACGAAGGAGAAAAAATGAACGATAAAGATATTATTAAAATAACAAAAGTAGACAATGTACATATTAAAAACAATCACAATAACGTAATGTTTCCATTACAATCTATCTTATTAATAGAGTTTAGAAATGGATCTGTTAGAACATTAGATTTAGCATCACAACATGATATGACAGATGTTGACTATTTTGAAATTGTAAAAACAAGAAAAACAAAAGAAAAGACTATATTTAAAGAAGAAGAAATGTAATTACTTAGGAGGGGTGGTATTATGAGTTATTTTGCTTACGTTAGAGTTTCAACAAACAAACAAGATATATCCAGACAAACTAAAGCTATAAGAGAATGGGCAAGCATCCACAATATAAAACAATTTGAAATGGACACTTATATTGATTATATATCTGGTAAAAACTTTTCAAGAGTCAACTATCAAAAAATGAAAAACACTATAAAAAAAGGTGATTATATCATTGTTAAAGAGGTTGACCGACTTGGTAGGGACTGGGACGGAATCAAAAGAGAATGGCAAGAATTAAAGGATATGGGGGCAAATATTATCATTATTGATATGCCTATTCTATCAGATCCCCTTCCGCACGAAATGGCGGCGATTGAGGGATTAGATATGAGATTGATAAAAGAACAAATCTTGTCTTTGATGTGTTATTCCGCTCAAAAAGAAAGAGAAAAAATATCACAAAGAACAAAAGAAGCACTAGCTTTTAAAAAGATGTATGGAACAAAGACTGGTCGCCCTACTGGTAGACCATGCAATAAAGAAACAACAAACAAACACTTTATTGATGTATTAAGAGATATTGTATATCTTGGTATGACAACACGTTCTGCATGCGAAAAATATAACTATCCACGTGCATCTTTTATGTTGAAATTAAGAAAGTTAAGAACTAAATACGAAACAAGTGATTATGAAACAATGTTAAAAAAATATATGGAGGAAGGCGATTTATAATGTTTATATTAACTATTTTTCTAGGATGTTGGTTAGCACTTTGCGACTTTGCAAATAAAAGAGATTAAGAGGGATTAAAATGAAAAAAGAAAAAATTATTATTATTGTATTAACTGCAATTATTATAATACTAACTGGGATCTGTATATCTTTAGGAATTAAAAACAATCGTTACTTACGTATGTTAAACGGAGAGGATGCTATTCCTTTTGATGGAGATTATTCTGGTATATACCAAACACAATATTATAACGAGTTTGGTAAATCCATGACACTTACTATTAGACTTGATAAGGATAACTATTGTTCTATTCAAAATATTGTAACGGGTCGTACCACCTCTACCGAAACAACAAAGGATTGTACCTACGTTATAAATGATAAAAAATTAATCATGACATATAACGTATACAACTTAGAAGGAGTTTTCACTAACACTAAAACATACGAAGGCGAGTTTATCGACAATTATACAATATTCTACGGAAACAAAAGAGTCTATAAAATTGCATAAAAAAACAAGTGTAATACTTGTTTTTTTATTTTTCTTTAATCTCTTTTAAATTACTTACCTTCTTATTACTATCGCCTATTGCAACATATACGTTAGGGGTCCCCCCCGTCTTCATTTCTGCACGAAATACATCACCACGTTTTATGTTATCATTATCAGTCTTATAATAATATATCTTGTCTTTGTATTTATCGCTTTTACTATCTATTTTAACTCCGATTATTTTTGACACTTTATATCCTCCTCAATATACTCATTAATTAAATCCAGTATTTCTTTAAAGGGTCTCCCCGTTATTTTCATCATTTCTTCCAGTCCATTCTGCCTCTACTACATGCCCGTGTTTTAACTCTTCTAACTTGTTTTGAATCTCTGTAATGTCAACATTTTTCTTATGCTCAACAACAACGGGAGCCACTTGCTCTACTTTGCCCATTGTTTTTTGAATATAGATACTTGATATTTCTTTGGTTTCTCCAGTTAAGCTTGATGTTGCAAGTACTCCCAATAAGTATGAATGAATGAATCCCATAACATCTTTTCTTTCCGGATCTGAAAGCCAACTATTATATGTATTAGTACTTATTCCAATAAAAGCGGTAAAGCTTTCTATTGTCGGCGGAAATAATTTGATTTCATTAATTTTATTAATCATATCCAGATATAAATCAAAAGCGATTTTTAATTCTGGAGGGGTGTAGTATATCTTCCCACCAAGTACCGCATCAAGAGTACTGCCCTTTGCTATTAAACTCATTATTTGTACATTATTTAATTCTTTTTCTTTTAATGTACTAACAATAAAGTTTGTAGCTTCCTCCATTTTTTCTTTTAATGTTGGTATTAAAAGCTCTTTTGTTTCTTCTTGAATCTTCTCTATTAATTCCTGTTTTTGCATTTCTTTAATATCTTCTGCTTTATTTTTACTAGCTATTCTTTTCTTGTCTTGTTCTTTCGTGTGTAGTTTCATTTAATTTTCTCCCTCTTTCTCGTGGACTGCCGGTTTGAAAATTAGAATACTCCCAAATGTCTTTTTCTAACCTTGTGTAATAATTCTCTGTATTGTTGTTACATTTCTTATAAAATAACCATATAACATAATCGTCAAAATATTTAAAATCAGAACTATACTTGCGATTAATAAAAGTTATAAATCTGGTATCATATTTACTTATATATCCCATTTTTCCCTCTTTAAATAAATAGGAGTCCCCGTGGTGGTTATAATTCTTCTATTTCTATTTCTAAATAATCTTTTTTATCGTCAACATACTTGTAATGTATTTCTTGTATATGTTTACAATTATCATTTTCTAATTTTCCTAACTGCTGCATACAATCAAGAGTTGATTTTAGACTTTTATTGTCTAAATCCGATATTTTATTTTTAATATGCCAATAACACGTCAATTTTATAGGATATTTTTTTATTTTTGGCATGCTTTCAAGAAATTTCGATAATTTCTTCATCTCGTTCCTTTTGTGATAATTTGCACCATATTTATTGTTTCTGCTATATCCTATAATTTGATTCCAATTTTCTAATTTTAAATCTATAATAATTTTCATAACATTCTCGATGGCTACGTAGGTTAGACTCGAACTAACAATTTCAAGTTTCAAAGACTTGCGTGTCTACCAATTCCACCACTACGTAATATAGAGGGAGGGGGGTTCCCTCCAAGATTAAAAGGGGGCGGTGAACACTACCAACAATTAGGTAAGAAAAACCATATTGAAGGAGAACCTAATAAAAAAGGTAGCTATTCACTACCTTCATTATAAAACGAGATTTGTAACATTTTGTTTCATCTTGCTTTTTTTATATTTCCTTCAATTATTTTTAAGAATCGGTATATTTGTTGTCTGCTATAATTAGCTCTAATTGATATATTATGTACACTCATTCTTTCGATATATCTATAAACGTATACAACATCGTAAATGTTTTTAGATTGTTTTAATTCGCTTCTTTTTCTGTTTAATAAAATATAACGTTCATCCAATGTCTTGTTAATGTTTTTTATTTTATTATCATATTTTTTTCTTTCTTGTTCTATTTTTTCATCAGAATCAACATAATCATACAGGAAATCACGTGCATTAATTAATTCCATGCACTTTTTTTCTAACACTTTTATGTTATTCCACATGTTTTCATAATCCAAATAAATCATTATATCACCTTCTTTTAATCTTTATATTTTCTCCCTCTATACCCCATCAAAATATAGCCAAACTCATGTATCAACAAACTCGCTATTGATAGTCGATGGTCATATCTAAAGAAAGGAGATACGATACATTTTTAATCGTTTAATCAGATCTTCTTCTTTATGTATAATTGCCAATCTAATAATTGATTATTCTCAATAAAATTAAGAATGGCAAATGTATTATCAAACTCCTTATAATATTCTCTTACAAAGCCAAAATATCGACTTTTTATTTTGTATTTTAAAATATATTTCACTCTTTATCACTCCCTTTTAATAATTTTAACAATTCATTTCCATTACTTATTGTTCCCCCACATATATTGTCTTCTATATATTCTATTGCTTTATTTATTAAATTATATTTTTTTGTTGCTATCTTCATATATGTATCACACTCTTTCTCTAATCTTTCTATTTCTTTTTCTTGATTTAAATAAGTCATAGCAATTACACTATCTTTATCTCTTGAAGTTTTTATATTACTTTCATAATACATAGGAAACTCATAATCATTTGCTACACCATTTACTATCTTATTCACTCTTTATCACTTCCTTTTAGAATATCTAATAATTTTCTTACTTTTTTTTGCGACAATGATTTATATGTAATTTTCCCTGTTGGTGCAAAATCACAAAATCCTAAATCTACCCACATATCACTTAATATACAATTTTGCTTTATATAATATGTTGCTTCATTCAATATATTATTTAATTTTTCTATTTCTTCTTCTCTTTCATCAAGTCTTTTATTTAATTCTTTAAAGTTGTTTCTCACTCTTTATCACTTCCTTTTATATAATCATATATTGATGTTTGCCCGTGTGGAATGTTATTATTTTTATTTGTTTTTGCAAAGACTAGAATTTTTTCACTATTATCATTAAAACCATTTGTGGATTTACATCTCTTGTTTCCTTCTAGTATTTCTTCTCCTACTAAATAAAAATTATTGTTTTCAGCAATCTTTATACTATCTTCTACCAATTTATATTCATCAAAATCATTTATGTTTAATAAAAAATATCCATCATCAACTAAATAATAATATATATTAATTATTGTTGGTTTTAAATAATTTTCTAACCATTGGTAATAAGTTACTCCTTCTTTATATGATTGATTTCCAATTTTATAGTCTTCTAATTTATAATATGGTGGACTGCTAAATGCAACACCCATTTTGTTTTCCCATTCAGGAATAAATTCTTCACTTCCTTGTGTTCTTATATCTACAATTGTATTTTGCTTTGTTATTTCTTTATAGTCATTTGCAAACTGTATTAATTTTTCAGTTAATAAATAATTAGGTTCAGTTCCGAAATAATTTACTTTGTTCTTTAAGGAACTTGTTAATCTTGTTCCCCAACCACAACTGAAGTCATAATAATTATTGTTAATATTGTATTTTTTTAATATTTCATCTACTTTTTTAACAGGAAATTTATTAGGTTTTTTAGCAACCCCCTTCCCCCCTAATCTAAATGTGGTATCTAGTTTCCTTTTGACACTTTCTTTACTTAAAAACACTTTAGAATTTAATTGTGTTTTAACCCAAAAATAACTTAATAATTCTTTTGAATTAAAAACATCTTCTATCGACCATTTACAAGAATACAATTTTGTCTTAACCATTAATTTTAAAAAATAATAATTTGTTATTTTATCATCTTTAACTCCACCATTAGCAATATTTAATATTTGTTTTTTAACTTCCTGAAATATTGGCAATTTAAAATATTCATTTTTTAAATAATAATATTCTTTGTCTTCCATTTCTATATAGTGATTAGTTTTTAATGTTTGTCCATTATATTTTATTATTTTCATACTTTTCCATTTATTAACTCATTAATATTTCTAGCAATTCCGCATCATACTTTGATGTTATTTTTCCACGTTGTCTTATTCTTTCTATTGTATTATCTATTCTATCCTGCAATTCGTTTATTTCTTCTATTAATTCAAGATTCTTGTTATCTGCTTTATCCAATTCCGTTTGTAGCTTTTTGTTTTCTAAAATTAAGTGATGTATTTTATCCGCTATATCATTATACATACAATCGTTATGCACCTTTATCGTCTCCTTCTATAAATATTTATTCCCCCATTTTGATTCCATTTATACCCCAATTAATTGTCTTTATTATATTTTGGTTCTTTACCAACTAGAACAGACCATGGATTTGTTATCCCCTGTTCTTTTAATTTTTCAACTTTTTTTAACCTATAATCATGAGCATATTGACTTCTTTGTGGTTTATTTTTATGATAATAATTTCTCATGTATTCATTGTATTCTTCTCTGTTTTCTGCATATTTTTTTCTTGCTCGTTCATTAACAAGCTCTCTATGATTCTTTATCCAATTTTTTGTATATTCTCTTAAATGTTCTTTATGTTTTTCATAATATTTTTTTTGTGATTTTCTCACTTTATCTGGATTATTTTTTCTCCATTCTTTCATATATAAACTATTGTTTCCCATTATTTATCTCCTCAATTCCTTTAAGTATTCCTTTTTGAACTAAATCATACAAACTCCCTTCTCGTGGAAAATTGTAATGATATGCTACTATCCCAGTATATTTTGTAGTGGGATTCTTTTTTGTTAATTTTTCATTTAAATACCAATCTTCTCCTGCACGTACATTCGGGCATCTTGAATCATAAAGGAAATCTCTTTTAATAAATCTAGCCCATCCCGCACATATATGTCTTTGATTGTTTGGATTTAAATGGAATCTGCTGCCATCATTCTTTTCGGCATCAATGAAGACAATATCAGATCCATCAATTTCATCTATAGCTCTGTCGTATTCTTCTGTATAAACATAATCATCAGAATCTAGCAAACCAATATATTCACCAGTCGCTATGTCATATCCTCTGTTTTTAGTAAGTCCGATTCCTAAATTAACTTCATTTCTTAATAAAGTTATATTTAGGTTTTGATGGTCTTTTTTATATTTAACCAAGTTTCTAAAAGTATCATCAGTTGAGCAATCATCAATAACAATCACTTCAATATCATCTCTAATTGGTAAACTTTCTAAAGCTCTAATCACCAATTCTTGTTGATTGTAAACTGGTAATAGGATGCTTAACTTCACAATACACTCTCCAATTTTGCAATATCTTCAATACAATCTATATCGGTGGTATAATCATCAATCGCATAAAATCTATCACCGATTATATGAGTATTTAAATCATAGCCATTTATAGCTCTATATAATTCCCAACTAATTGGTTCTCTGTTGCAACGTCCTTTATCTCTTTCGCTTTTGCAATAATTAATGGCATCTCTAAACTTTTTCTGGTCTATAACTTTATAAGCAAATGGTTCTTCCCAATTTTTGATGTATTCTCTTCGACCATGGACGTTTCTACTTGCAAAGAATAAAATGTCATCTGCCGGAGTTTCTACAATTGTCTTAATTGCATAATCGCTATAATAAACATCACCATACAAATAAGTTATCGGTTCATCACTAGGTAAAAAAGCATCTACCCAATATCCTTTAACTGTAACTCCACCCTTCGTTTCGTAATCATTGTTATGTTCGATTCTTTCTACCCCGCATGAATCAAATAGCGGATTATTACTAGTTATTGCAATATCAGTAACCCCATTTTCTTTTAGTAAACGGATTGTCCTGTCTACCAATCTTTCTCCTTTAACTTTCAATAAATGTTTTGGTGTTTCAAAATCTTTATAATTGCCACCTGCCATAATGATGTATCTCATTCTACCTCCGAATTGTTTTTATCTATTACCTCTCCAAGTTTTTTAAAAAAATGATATTTTTCGTATTCTTTTATTTCATAATTTTGTATTTTCTTTTGTTTATCGTAACTGCATGTAGTAAAACTAATATCTCTTAAAAAAGTCCATTTTTTATAACTGTCGTCTTTTAATTCCCTAATCGTCCTCTTCGTCATAATTCAGCACCTCTCTTAAATCCATGATTACTTCAACTAGAGCATTGCTATATCCTTTTTCGTAATAAAGTCTTGATTCTTTAATATGAACATTTTCCATGTCGTGTCTACTTTCTCTAACTTTTTTATTTAGTTTTACTAATTCATTTACTAACCAATCGGTATAAAACTTATTTGGAAACATTTCTCCTCCTAATTCTCTTACTAACTTCTTTTCTATCGTAAGTATATGCTTTTAATTCTTCAATATCTGGAGCTCGTCTGTGAGAACGACAATACTCCAATCTATCATTTATAACTTTAATTTCTTCATCTTTTCTTTCAACGTTTTTTTTAAGTTTATCTATTGTATCTTTTTGTTTTTTTGTCGTAGTTTCTAATTTTTCTATTTTATTAAACATTTTTTGATTCTGTTTAGAAACACGTTCCATGTCTCTCATTTTTAACGTTAATAATCTTGTTATCTCGTTATAATCATTTTTAAGTTGTTTTATTTCGTAGTTTTTTTCTTGCAATGTTGTTTCTAATTTACCTAAATACATTTGATTTTCGTCTAATAATCTGGAATCATTATCCATTTCTTCTTTTATTTCTCTTTGATGGATTATAAAATCCCACCATGTAAGATTTGTTTTGTCTTCTAATTTATTCATTAATTCTCCTTATAAAACAACCAAAACCCTCTAAATAAAGTCGAATATTGTCGATTGTTTTCCGTTGTATTTATATACCGATACTTTTTTACCAGTATATTCACAAACTTTTTTACCGATAACTTCAACTATCCCCATATTCATTAATTCGTTTAATCTCGGCGAACTAAAGTTTCTTTCTGGTGTAGGAACATACCCCTTTTTGTACATTTCCACCGCAATTTCTTTAGCTGTTAATTCGTTATTAATCAAGATTGATTCAATTTGTTTGTATCGTAATGCTTTGTTTACAGAGCCATTGCTTTCAGATCTCGTTTCATACGTTGTTAATTCGCCAATATTTCTTCTTTCTATCATTTCTCCCTCATATCCAACTTAATCTTTTCTTCTAAAGTTAGAACATCAATACCAGCTTTTTCCCCTAATTTACGTAACTTATCAATATATTCATTCATTTCCTTGCTAGTGTAATTTGACGTTCCAAAATATATTTTTAGATTTACAAATCCTTTTATCTTGCTATCTCCAATTACTTTGCAAATATTCCCCAATCCTTTAGACTCCCATGCCTCTTTAAATCTTTCGACATTTTCTTTTCGGATTGGTACTACCTCATAAATCCCCATTGCTTTTATTGTTGATTTATATATTTCTTCTTTCGTTGTTTTATATACTTTTGCAATTTCTTCACACAGCTTCCAACAATATCTGTTTGAGTCAGCACTTCTTTTTTCATGATATGGTTCCAATTTATATTCGATGTCATCTTCAATACCGCTAACCATCATCATTAATGGAACCGATAATGTAGAGTCAATCTTCCCTTCATCAAGCATTTTTTTAATCCATTCATGAATTATAAAAGTCATCTTTCCGGTCATTTATACCCTCTAAAATGGGAACTCAAACTCTTCTTCTTGTGAGGTATCGCTTTTTTGCCCATTTTCCGCCTGATTTTCGTCTTTTTTGTTTCCTTTGGCAAATTCTACGGAATTAACCAAAACGGACGTAGAATAGACGTTTTTACCGTCTTTTTCGTACATTGAGACATCAAGTCGACCTTCAAGTTCGATTGCATCACCTTTTTTGAAGTAATTGTTTATAAAATCTGCTGTATTCCCAAATGCTTTACAATTAACAAAATCACAATCGTATTTACCTTCTGGATTCTTAAAGTTTCTTTGTACTGCTATTGAAAATAAAACTCCATCTGTTTTCCCTGTATTTCTAAAAACTATATCGTTACTGATTCTTCCGCTTAAAATTACTTTATTCATATTCCTAAAACCTCTCTTTCTCTATCTCTTTCTTCGTTAGGATAGTCATTAGGTATTCTCCATTCCAATTCTTCGATTCTTTCTTTTAAATATTCTATTTCATCGTCTTGTTCTTCAATGATTGTGTTTTGGTCCTCTACTAAACCTTTTAAAACTTCTATTAGTTCGTCTTGTTTATCGGCATATTCTTTTAAAATGTCTTCTAGTCTTTTCATAATTTCGCCTTTAATTTTTCAATTCCGTCATTTAATTGTTCCAAAGTCATTTGTTGATTGGTATCAACTTTGTAGTATTTGTAAAACTTGATTCTGTCGGTGTTTGTATCATTAAGCAATTTATCTAATTCAACCATTTTATTTAAGATTTCTTTTTGTTCTTCTTCTGGTGGTATTTCTGTAGGTTTCATTCCGGTTAGAATAGTTATCATTGCTTTAATCTTTTCATCCTTGCCATTATCTAACCACCATTGTAAATAGCCCTTTTCTTTTTCATCACCATTGAACAAATCCATAATTGATTTACCGGTGTATTTGCCTTTTTCAAAAATAAACTCTTTTGCAATTTCTTCTGTAAGTTCTTCTTCTGGAAGGTCTTCGCCACTATACAACGCAAGTCCCAAACCAAACATTGCTAGATTCTTAACCAAACATCTCATGATTGTTTTGTTAATATCGAACATTGTCGCTGCTTCTACTGGTATATCTTTCTTGAATTTTGTATCGTATGTATATTTGTGGTCTAACATAGCTTTGTTCGCCGCATCCATAACCGGCAACCACATTTCTCGCTCGACCCCCGCTATACTCATACGTGTAAATACCATGTAACCTGTCTTTTCATCATATAAGTATGGTTTGTTGTCAAACCTCTCTATTTCGTAAATAGCATCTGGATATTCTTTCATAACCTCATCCCATGCCCATGCCCAAGATAAATAGTTAAGTCCATTCTTTTGTTCTACATGTCCAGATACATTTATTTCTCTTAATTTTTTATAAACTTCATTCATAAACTATCCTTCTAATAAAATCCTTTCTTTATTTTGAATCTCTAGTTTTGCATATTTCTTCATGTCTTCTTTTAACCAAGATGGTATAATTCCTTCTTCTAACCACATGTATACTTTTTCAAGTTCGGTTGAATCTTTAAAATATCCATCTTCTTTCATTAGTTCTATGATTCTGTCTCTTTTGTAAGTTTTGCTCCTTTCACATATCTCGATAATTTCAGATAGTGATGGATAAAACTTTTTTGCTTTGATAATTTCTTTAGCAGCAATATTTAAAGTTTCTTCATTGTATTCACCTAACATATCTTGATACAAACTAATCATTTCTAACATTTGCTCACTTGATAGCTCTTTGAAATAATTTGGATATGCTATTTTTAGTTTTGCAATAAATATGCTAATTAATTTTGATGTCTCCATTAAACACTCCTTTTAAAATCTCTAGTTGCGGGTCTCTTGTTTCTTCTACGTTATATTCGTCTTCCCAACATTTTTGATTGAACCAAGTAGATCCGTTCTTAATGTACTTATTCTCAATACCTTTTCGGTTTATGTAGTTAATGTATTTTTTTAAACCTTCAAGTACTTCGTTATAAGTAACTCCTTCATTTCGATACTTGCAATATTTTTTCTCTGCATCTGTTCGACCTTGCTTCTTAGGATAGATTGCCCACAAATCACAAAATTCTTGAACGTATATATTATTATTATTTCTTTCATTCTTATTATTCTTACATTCTTTATATTCTTGTATAGTGTTCACTTGTTGTTCACTTGTTGTTCGCTTGTTGTTCACTTGTTGTTCACTTTTTTGGTACTCACCCCATTTTGGTATTGTAATTAAACGACATTTGTTGTTCGCTTGTTGTTCGATTTGACCGTCTTTTTCAAACTCATCTAGTATTCTTTGTATCTTACTGCTGTTCACTCTTAATTCGTTTGCTATTTTATTTCTACCTGTTATTAGCTGTCCTGCAACAAGTTTTTTTCTTTCTTTTCCGAACATTACATCTATCTCTTTATGAGTTGCCTCCATCAACAAATAAACCCAGACAGCAAGGTGGTCGCTATCTTTCATAATGATTGGATTTTCGAGCATTTTTCTGTATATTTTTATATATCCATTATTCATGTTCTTTCCCTTTCTAAGCCCCTATACAGTATTGCTTTTTTACCAATTATTCCCCTTTAAATAATTCGTAATAATCTTTCCCATAATAACTGCAAAGCTTGTCTATTTCACTAATTGTCCAATCATACTTCCCGTACAATTTCATTCTTAATTGCTGCGGTGTTAATCCAATGATTTCTCCTAAAGATGCTTGCGTATCTCTTTTCTTTGCCATTTCAGCTACTATGTTTGGATATTTGTATTGTTTCTTTTCCTTTTCCATAATTCTCCTCTCTTTAAGGTACAAAAAAACACAGAGCTTATGCCCTGTGTCTCTACTTTTAAAACTTATGCAATATATATTATGTTAAGTTCATTAAAGTGAAACAAAATAGGCATAGCGATTATTCTTTTCAACTTACCTTACATGTTCACTCTAACATATAATTTTTATTGATGCAAGACTTTTTATTATTTTTTTTTGAAAATATTTTTTTGGTTTACACAAATGTGTCTAATAAGATGTTATGCAAATTTATTTAAAAAACTAATAAGTCTTTTAACAATGATTTTTCTAAAAGGTTTTCTTTTTTTATATATAACATCTCTAAATACTTTTATATCATGTTCGTGCATAAAATTACCATCATAGTAATGATGGATGTCTAACACTTTCCACCCCATTGATGTTATTTCCCCTATCTTTTTATTATAAGGATTATTAAGTAATCTTACAAAAATTGAACCATCCCTTTTTTGATATGTTATCAAGTAATACACTACTCTCACCCCTTTCTAAAGGTTGTTAGTATACATCAATGAATATATTTGTCAAATTATCTTTTAATTATATGTTTCCAATAGCAATATAATTTGTCTTCTTTTGCATCTACATCGTTTAACCAATCGTGTGCTAATTTTAATGCTAACTCTTCATTTTCTTTTACTAAATCATTGTAATCGTTATACATCATATTGCTTACAACGTAAAAATCTATGGGATCTGAATCGTAATTCAAACTAGCCATTGCATTGTTGGTATCATCAATAGTCCAATGTTCTCCTACGGGTTTCATTTCACTTACCCACTTCTCTGCTACCTCTTTATTGATTTTTTTACCGTATGCTAGCTCATATAATTCTTCTTTATATTTTTTGTATAATTCGTAATGAGTTTCTTTTAAACTATAAAGTAGTTCTTCTAACATATCTCCTAATCTATTCATTTTGTTTGTATCATTGCTCTCCCCTATTTTATTTATATATTGTCTTATCATTATATCCTCCTATTTCTTTCTGGTATCATTTACATTACCATTTGTATCTGTTTCTGTTGTTGTTTGTGTTGCTGGAATAGTTGCTGCTCTTGGACAAATTCTATCTTGTATAACAAATTGACCTGTTGTTGCGTAATTGGTATTACCATTACCATACATTATCGAATAATTTTTACGTTTCTTTAATTGGCTACTATATACGGTATTTCCGGCTTTACAAAGAACAGGAACTGGTGTTGTACCAACTTGTATAAATACTGGTAAATCACTCGTAGCTGTAGCATTACAACATATTACCAAACGATAACAACCTGTATTTTCTAATGTTTTAATTTCTCTGTTTGGAATTAAAACTACTGTTGTATCAGTTGTTGTTGCACTTGAACAATAAATAGTATTACAATTCATATATACCTCCTTCCTAAAAAAGACATAGGTTGTCCTATGTCATAAGTCAACCTCTATTGAGGGAATTAATATAGTCCGTTGCATCCGCATCCGCTACTATAATAGCATGGTGGTTTTGGAGCTGTTGTAGCTAAATTACTTAAAATATTATTTGTAATGTCAGCGGTTTGTTTTAAATTGCTGTTTTCTCCACGTAATACTGTGATAGTATCAGATAATGAATCTATCTTGTTTTGTAGTATTATGTTTCTAGTGGCTTGGTTTTCTTGTACTACTAAATTACCGATAGATGCTACACTATTTGATAGTTGTTGAGAAGCATCTTTTAACATTAATGCTGTATCATATTTACTATTTAAAATAGTATCTGTAATATTACATTGACCTTGTGCAAGACCTCTTATAGCATTGTCTGTTGATTGATTGTATAGTAAGTCGGCTGTTGCCATTTGATTTACATTACCATTATTTCCGAAACCAAAGCCATTGCCGCCAATAGCTAATAAGAAAATAAATAATAAAATAAATCCACTTACACCACCAAAACTAAATCCATCAGTATTTTTAGTCATTGCTAAAACATCTGCTGCTGATAATCCAGATCCATTCATATTCTCCATAATTCCTCCTTTCATATATTTTTAAACACGTGTTTAACTTTTTTTACTTAGCATATTAACAATGCTTTGAAATTGTTCTTTAGATATGTTGTTTTTATTACAAAAATCAGCTATTGTTTGAGCTTTCTCCATATCGTTCTTCGTTTGGAAAGTATCTATAGCTTGTTTCTGGTTTGGATTTAACATATTCATCATCATTGCTACGGGATTTGTTGCATTGTTTAATTGAGCTATTAGATTCTGTAGATTCATTTATTTTCATCTCCAATTCTTTTATTTTGTTTTCTAATTCTAGTATTTTCTCGTCTTTTTCGTCTTTAGGATAAGTTTTAACTACATCCCATTTTGTTAGACTTCCGTCAACTCCTTTTAAAATGGCTTTTTTATCATTAATAAAGAACGTTTTGTTCTGGACGTATAAATTATCTACTTCCTCGTTTTCGTTTAAAATTCGCCATTCTACTAGGTCTTTTGGCGGGGTTTGTGTTTGATTGGTACTAATGAAATTGTTTACTGGCTGTTGATTAGTGTTTTGATAATTCTTAATAAGATTATCAATCTCTTCTTTCTGCCTCATTAGTCTATCAATCATAAAACTTGAATTTCCGTACATCTTTCCTCCACATGAAAAAAAGAAGCATCTTAATTATTGTTTTAAAATAACATTGATTCTTCTCCTTTCGAATATATAGTATCAAAATAAAAAAGACATAAAATGTCTCTTTTAATTCAATTTTTCTCCTTCAATAATGTTAATTTTGCTAGTTCCATTCTTCGATAATTGTCATATTTATTCTTTAGTTTACTTATTGTTCTCGATACAGAACTATAGCTTGACGATACTTCTAAAGATATTTTAATAATACTTTCATTTTTTAAATATCTATCAAGTATTTCTATCTCAGTACTGGATAATGTAACTTTGCTTATAAAATCATTGTATATTATATCTAATGATAATATGTTTCTCATTTTTGCCACCACTCTTAATTTAGCAAATATTTGTCATTCAATTATGTCAAAAATTAGTCAAAAATTTGCTTTGGTGGTTTTATGATATAACATTAATAATAAACGTAAAGAAAATACTCTTGCAATTATGTGCAAATTATCGCAATTTATCGCAAAATAGTCTTAAAAAAATTTACTTAATTTTAAGTAGATTTCTTTTTTTCTATAACTAACTGTGCGTGATGAATAGCCGGTTTGATACATAATTTCTTTCATTGGCTCTCCTTTCAGACACAAATCCAGAATGGTTTTCTCTTTTTTGCTTTCTTTTAATATTCCTTGTCTAACCACATAGTTATATGTTTCTTTTGGCATATCAAAATAATAATGGTTTTTCATTGCCCCTCCATCAAATTTTGTATTATATTATCGGAAACAATTAAAGTCAATAAAAAAACTAGGAATAATCCTAGTTATTTTATTTGAATGGCATCAATAGATTTGCCAATAATTCCTGCATATCCGCTGCTTGTATCATCAACTTTATTTACCCAACTTAACCAATCTCCACCTTTTATATGAACACGATAAGTTGCATTTTTTACTTGTACTCCATCAATGTCGTTTGGTAAATTACCGGCATAATCATTAAATCCTGTTACATAAGGCAACCAATAACCTTTCACTTTGTCGTGAACACGATAAGTCAATGAATCAACTCTTAATCCACTTATTGGATGTCCGAAATTACCTGCATAATCACTTGTTCCAATTCTTACTACCGGAAGCCATCTTTTTTCGTAATTATCATAAACCTGATAACGTTTTTCGCTAGGTAAGTCTTTGTCTAAGTATGGTGTAGGGTCTATTCTTACATCGTTTTTATTTCTAAGCTCCCAATGGAGATGTGCACCGTAACTATTTCCGGTATTGCCCATCATACCTAACGACTCAGATCTCTTAACTACTTGTCCTAATTTAACTCTAACATCTTTTAAATGTGCGTATAACGTGTAATAACCGTCATCATGCTTTAATTTAACACAATTACCATAAGATTTATTACCTGTACTACCTTGATTGTTTTTTTGACCTTTTTGAAGCCATACGACTTTACCTTTAGAGTGAGCCACTACTTCACATACATCATGCGGGTCTTTTACTAAATCAATCGCTTTATGTTTACTACTATATTTTACTGTTATACGTGGTTTTGCATTATTAATTAATACTCTACACATAATTATTCCTCTATTTCGTTAATGTTTTCTTTTTCTTTCGTTTTATCATAAGCATTAATAAAAATATTCATAACTGCACTTATACCTGATGCTATTGCACCAATTAAAAGTGATTTTAATACTTCGCTTGACGTAATATCGGCATTTGGTAATGTTACTACCAACGCACCTAAAAAACCTTGTATAAACGTCTTTAATGCTCGAATTAAAATATCTTTATACTTCATACTAACTCCTTTCTTTTATTCCCAACCTAATGTCCAACCAGCATCTAAAAAGTCTTGATAATTTGGCAATGCTTCCATTCTTGAAACAGGATAACTATCAGTTGGTAGTCCACTAAAAACAAGCAACGTTTTTGTGCCTGTCCAACTTTTTGCATTTATACACATTAATAATAAATTATTCAAACTTTCATTTGATAAGTTTGTACAATTTCTAAACATATATCTAGTTCGATTTATTCCTCCACTAACTAAACTTGACATATCATATAAAGGTATATTTTCTAATAAACTACAACGGTCGAAAAAACTTTCAAAAAGAGTTCCTTTTGAAGTATCAAAAAGTGGGGCTGTTACTAATGAACTGCAACTTCTAAACATAGAGTGAAAATCAGTTACATCTTTTGTATCTATTTGTGAAACATTAACTAATGACGAACAACCTGCAAATAAAGTACGGGCACTTTCACCTTTAATTTTAATATTTTTTGCTGTTGTTAAAGAAGAAAAACTACTCAAAGTTCCATCAGTAATAACATTAGACACACTTGTTGTATTATATTGTCCAAAACCACCAATGACTTCTCCCATTTGACTACTTCCACCTGTTGTTATGCTATCAACAAAGTCGCTATACTCGTCTATTGTTTCATCTGTTATTTTATGTTCGCTATCTGTTTTACTATTTATTGATGCTTTTAAATTACTTTTAGCTGTTTGTAATCTTGTTATTTCACTTGCTACACTCATTAAATATCACCTAACAAACTTTCTATATCTCCAACTAAATCATATACACATTTCGCACTTGGATATTGTGTATCTGTTGAATATGAACTTAAAACTGTTACTTTATTACTTGTATCTTCTTTACCATTTACACTTGCACTTATTATATTGTCTTCAATTGTAATATTATTTCCTGCTGTATATTGGATGCAGCCATCACGTCCTGCTGGACCCGTATCGCCTTTATTACCCTTGTCTCCTTTATCGCCTTTTTCACCGTCAGATATTGTTACTTCTTTTGTTATACCATTTCTGTTTGTAATTGTAATAGTTGCAATATTATCAATTTTATTTGCATCAATGTTAACGTTTTGTACTTCTAAAAGACCATCGTTCAAGATCTGTTCGTATTGTTCCATTTCGCTTGGTGTAATTGGTTCACTATTTTCTGCATCTTTTAAAGAACCTTTTAGTGTTTCAAAACTGCAAGGTGTTGGATTATATCTTATTTCAACATCTTCGTTATCAATTTTATATGCTACTACACCTAGTTCAATAATACCCTTTTTTTCTAATACCTCATTTGGTATATCACATTCATTATTAACGATTATTTGTTTGTATGTATTTGATTCTGTAACAGTTTTTAACGTGAAATATGCTTCTTTTACAAATTCATCTGTTATATCATCATCAAACACAAAATGACACTTTGTTACATTTATTTCTTTTTCATTTGTTAATTCTTCTTTATCTAACTCTATTAAATGTTTACCAACTATTATATTCATATACACCTCCTATTTTTTTATTCCTAATTTAAATGCTACATAACCTAAAATTAGAGCTACTACAAAGTAGAAAAGATAATCAATAAGCTTGTCCCATTTTTTGCCTTTTTCGTTATCTTTTATATCTAATTTGTCATTAATAGATTTTATACTGGTTTCCATTTGCCCTATTCTATAATTCATGGTTTCTAGGATTCTAGTATTTTTTTCTAATTGTGTTATTCTTTCTTCGTGATTATCAAACTTTTCTTTTATTAAATCCTCGCTCATTTTAACCTCCTATTTTATTTCCGTTACCACTAAATATGTATCAGTTCCTGCACTTGATATAGTTCCTCTTGCACCTGTCGAGTTAGAATAATGCAAATATATAATATCGTTTTCCGCAACAGTAATTGGTGTTGGAATTATAACTCTATGTTCGTAAGTACCACTTGTACCTGCACGTTCATAATTTTCGGCGACTAATGTACTACCTTTATAAATAAAGATACGTAAACTATCACCAGCATTTGTTCCTGCACTAAAATAAACACTTGCTGATACAAAAACTTTTGTTATTCCTGCACCTATTTTTATACCACCACCACTTAATGACAATGCACTACCACTTTTAAACACTTGCGTTACAACTGAAAGTCCTTTATCTCCTGTTGCCGAAATTGTAACATTTGAACTTGGTCTAGCACTTAATACATTTTGAGTTAATTCTTCGGTATATGCTAAACGTTTGTTATAACTAGAACCAGCATATACATCACCACTTATATAAAGAGGTTTATTAAAATAATGTCCACCACTTGCATCCGTAACATAATGACACCATGTAGAATTTTGAGAACCTATTTGTGTCAGAACACCATTGTTTTGTATATAGAAATATCCGTTAGATAATTTTGCATTATTATTTACAGTTATTGGCTCTGTAGTATATAAACCCATACCGTTCATTGATACACCAGGATAGTAATGAATATTAACTCTTGTATTTGTACCACCATCATAATTTGTACCAACCGAATATGTAGAACCGTCTGAACTGCTTCCGTCTGTGTGTGTTGAAGTATATAATGTTGGTCCGTGAGAAGCATTACTTATAAAGTTATATGTGTTACCACCTCTAACCCAAACACAAACATAATAACTAGCTGATGTACCAGAACCTATTGAACCTAAAGTAATTTCGTTAGAATCATATTGTTTGCATTGTAACATCATGAAAGTTTTTGGTGTATCACTCCATCCGGCTGTAAGTAATAAAAAGTGATAATAGTTCTGATTATATGGATCCGAACCTGTACGACCTCTACTTATAACTTGACAATCCAATACTGGTGGACCATTTGAACCAGCTATTGTTTCGGCTTTTAATAGTACTGGATAAAAGTTTGATGTACTTAATGAAGATGTATCTATTGTTACAGCACGATTCAAATATATCGAACCGTTTTTAATTCTTTCAGAGTATATCGTATTATAAAACTTTGATTGTAAATTACATTCAAACGTATTTGATTCTGCTGCTACTTTACCAAAAGCTATACTTGTTCCATCAGATCCCCAGTTTATTAATTCAAAAGCTGTTCCTACAGATGATGTTTTAGTAGTTGTTGTAAAGTAGTCTTTTGCTTCAATTTTAAAATCCCACGCATAATCTCCATCACATGTAGTTGTATAAGCATTGTTTGAATAGGTATAAGAGCTTGTATATGTTTGTAATAATGTCCATGAAGTATCTGATGTTTTCTTTTTATATAACTTAAATTCTTTAGTATTAGCATCCGAATTATAAACATTTAAAATTGATGCGTTAAATACAACTGTTACTGTATCATCATTGTTTCGTCTTTCTGGTGTTAATGTTGAAATACTTGGATTTGAATAAGCCGCTACTGTCATTGAAGCTGTACTTGTTGCTGTTCTAGTACGTGAATCAGTTACTGTTACCTCTATCGTTAATGTTCCAGCTGTTGCTAAACTATTAAATGTTGCTTCATATTTTCCGCTAACTAATGTAGCTGTTGCGGTATTTAATACAGTACTTCCATTTTTTAATTTAACCGTACAATTTGTTATTGTACTGTAATTACCAGAAGCTACTGCTGTTACCTTTAATTTTGATTTACCTTGTACATAAGCTCCAAACATTGCATATAATTCTTCGGGGTCGTTTTGCAACAACGATGTTATACTTGGCACGACACTAGATGGGACTGCTATTGAAAATGATAGAGATTGTGTTGAACCTATTTGCACCCCATTGTTCCATGTTTCTACATACATTACAGCTGTTCCGCTTGGATTAGGTATATATTGAGCTAGTGTGTTGGCAAGTGTTGTATTTGCACTTGTTGTTGCACTATTTGATAAAGTTTGATTGCCACTTGAACCAATTACGAAATACACTTTGTGAGTAAATGTATTACTTGCTCTTGAAATATTTACATATATATCATCCCCTAAAGTAAATGATGTGGTTGACGTACCACCTAATGTTTTACTTAATGTAAATGTACTTGCTCTAGGAATTACTGATAAAGTCAATGTTCCGCTTCCGCTTGCGTTACCACAAGTATAACTTTGTCCTGTTGTATCTGTTACAGTAAATGATATATCTATTGTTTTGCTACCATCGTTTTCGTGTTGAATTGGTTGTGTACCAGTTTTTAATGTTACGGTTGATGTTCCATTATAACTACTTATTGTTCCAGTATAACTTGTTCCATCAATTAAAACTGTATATGATATTTTATTTTTCCAATTCGACCAGTCATATCCTGACGTTCTTGGTTTAATTTTAAAAGTAAACGTTACATCACTTGTATTATTAGTAATTGATTGACTGCCTGCAACTTCTGTTACTTCTAATTCAAACGAATGATGTCCTTTACTACCGTTTGCTGTTATAACTGCCATATACTAACTCACCTTCCTAAAACTTAAACTTCCGTTATTTCTTGGTACAAATTCAAAATTACCTATTATTACATTTGTTAATATTTCAGCATCTGTTATATATAACTTATTATTTGATACATAAGCTATTTCTGTTCCATTTTGTTTGAAGGATAATTTTGTATTACTAAGCTCTGCTGTTAATTGGTTTCCTTCTTCACCTAATACAATTACTCCATTAACAAACCTTATATATTTGTGTAGCTCGTCATAGTGTTCAGATTCTGTATCGCTTACTTGGTTTATTAAATCTGTTACACTATTAAATTGCATTTCAAACGAACTGCTAGTTTGTTGAAATTGAGTTGATACTGTTGTTTTATAATCTTGCAAATCGGCATTAGTATTATTTGCTAAATTGTTTGCCGCTGTTGCTGTATTTAATGCTGTTTGTGATTGACCGCTTATTATTTCTGTTTCACTAACTAAACTTGTTATTGTTCCTTCTTGCTTATTAACTATTAATTCTGTTCTTCTTATTGCTTCACTTATTGTTGGTGGAGTATTAACTACCTCTTGTTCTGATATTACTGGAGCTTTTATAACACTTGTAAACGCACCATCATACGTAAATTCATGAGTTAAAACGTAAGTGTCATAATAAGTATTTGCATCAGTATAAATTCTTATTTTATCGCCAACATTTAAAAACGGTTTTCCGTAATATGATGTCAGTTCACAATCAACATAAGTTAATCCGTGTACTTTTGCCCATATATTGTCTATCGCTTGATTTCTTAATGAATCGTCATACAATATATAATCCTCGGATATTACTAATTGATGAAGACCGTTTTGTGCAATGCTTTCATCATCATTTCGATATATAGAAGCAGAATCTACTTCGCTGTTTTTTATTACTAATGAATTAATCGGACCGTATACTTTTTTACCACCATCGAAATTTGAATAATCACTTGGTTGGAATGTATAATCTGGTGAACTGTTTGTACTTAACCATTTTAACGTAACATAATCGTTTACTTCATCATATATAACAAAGCAACACGCAATTTTACCGATTGTTTGTAAAACAAATCTACATGTCTCATTGTTGGTGAATGGATTATCTGTAATTGGTATTGTACTATTCGTAAATGTACTACTATCCGCATTTAAATTTAATTGATTACATACATCAGCGAACAGATCTGCCAAAGTAACACTTCCAGAATAATCAATGGTTGATACATACGGAGTATCTAAATTAGCTTTTAAACTATCAAATCCAGTAATTGTTGATAGATTTGTTGTTTGCCCGTCATTACTATCACTTGCAAAGTATTTTCCTAGTAATACAAACTCATCTGTTTGTCCAAAGTCAATTCCAACTCTTGCTACCATCTTTCTGTTTATTATATCTGTATCTAAAGCATTTACTAAGTCTATATCTATACTTTTACAAAATACTGTTCCTAAAATGTTCCCATTATCATAGCATCCATCTTTAACCACTACTTGTTGTACTTTATCGCTTTGAGTAAGTGTTTCTTCAACTTGTGAACCTGCATCATCATATACATCTACTTCACCAAGTCTATCGCAATATGCACCTTGTTTACATTTGTTTATAAAATTCGTACTTGCCATCTTATCACCTATAATTCAATCAATGCTTGTGTAACAGAATTAAACATTTCTACTAAAGCATCAGTATTGCCTTCTTTAACTTTAACTGGATAAGCAGCTTGTACAATTCTGTCGCCTCTATAAGCGGTAATTGATTTCCAAGTATTGGTAAATGGATTAAGAAAGTCTACTGTCATTGTTGGACTTATTTTTATTTGAGCAAAGAAATCTACTAACTCGTCTCTTGTTAATTGTCTTGTAACTAAATCCAATCTATATTTTGTTGATATAATATTTAATATCATTTTGCCATCAGCGGTTGTTGTATCACGTCCGCTGTTTTTTGACACGTCATACCACCCCACTTGCGATTGGTTGGTTAAATATTTAGATATATCAACGTTGTTTATTTTTACCTTAGACAAGACCAAAGATGGACTTGCTAATTTGTATGTATAAACACCTTGTGTATATTCTTGTATCATTTTCTCACCATCCTTTATTTCCCTTTAATTAAAGTGCTACACTTTTTAATAAGGAATGTTTATTGGACATACACCAGTTTGTGATGTACGTTGATTTATTCTATCAATAATTACACCTTCATCTGTGTGTGCAACTAATTCAACTTGTGTTGACCTTGATGCACTATTCATAGCGGATAAAACAGCATGATATATACTACTTGCAATTTGAGATTTATTAAGTACTTCTGTTCTTCCGTTTATATTACCAACGATTTCTGCTCCACTTTCGCCTGCAATAAACATAGTTCCATGTGGTGAGCCACCATTTGCATATTGCGGAATACTAGACCATGAAGTTCCATTAAACACACCACCATTTGCCTTTTTTAATGAAGCTTCAATAGCAGCATCAATAGCAGATTGCATTGAGGTATTAGAACTCTTGCCTCCTAGCCCTGCTTTTAAACCTTTAACAAAGTTTTGTGCCCATTGTTTTGCTTTTTCATACGGTGATGTTATTCCAGACCATATAGCATCCATTATTTTTTTGCCAATTCCGCTTATAGTTTCATACGCACCTGTTTTTCCATCACCATTTTTGTCAAATGATTTTTTAAGTTTATCTGCCATCTTTTTTGCCCATTCAACAACTTTATCTTTAAATTCTGATAATCCTTCAAAAATTTTATCTTTAACTTTTCTACCAACGTCAACCCAATCAATCGAAAGAACTTTACCTACAAATTCTCCAAGTTTTGTTGGAATTGTTTCAAATAGAAATGTATCAATCTTTTTACGGATTTCTTCTATTTTTTCAGGGATCTTGTCTACTATTTCTTCTTTAATGGTTCTTAATATATCTGACGCAGTAGTAAGTGTGTTTGCTACAATCTTTTTATATCCGTTTGATAAAGTTTCTCGAACAGTATCTATTGTTTCTCCCCAACGATTATATGCACCAATTACATCACCGTCTATTAAAAGTACAATGCTATCACATATACCACTTATAAGTTCAAATGCTGCTTCATATTTAAATCTAATATTTTCGTATGCTGTATCTGTAACCCAATCTACTGTCTTTTTTAATGCCTTCCAAGCTGGCTCTAATACTTTTCCAATAGTAGTAGCAACTTTTTCTACTAATTCACCGATTTTCGATAGCAATTTTCCTACACTATTCCATGCACTATTAAACGCATTTCTAAACTCTTCACTTTCGGTCCAAGCTTTTTTTAATGATGCAACTAAGAAAACTACTGCTCCAACTACCGCTAAAACAGCACTAGCTGTCGCTGCAATCGTTCCT